CGCAGATACGTATCGATTTTCTGGCTGGCATTGAGCAGCGCCAGCGTGGCCGTGGCCGTATTGATCGTGGTCAGCGGCTCGCCGTCCGGCGTGGTCAGCCGGATCAGTTCGTTATTGCCGTACAGGGCAATCATGTCGCTGACCGCGGCGTAGGCCATCAGGCACGGCCCTTCGCGCGCTTGGCGGGGGCGGCCGGCTTACCTTCCGCCCCCGCTGCGCTGGAGGACGTCGTCGCGCCAACGTCTTCGATCTCCGGGGAGGCCTCTGTGGCCGCGCGTTCGTCCCCCTGTATGGCGGTGCTGAACGCGCCGACCTCGATGGCCGCCACGTCGGCGTAAGTCAGCGGGCGGCCGAGCGTCAGCGCGAGCTCCGGCTCGGACAGCATTTCGCGCAGCTGGTCGGGCGAGAAATCGCGCAGCAAATGCTCCGCCGATTTCGGATGACGCACCCCGCCCCGGATCAATCCGGGGCGGGCACAGGTGATCACCAGGCGCATACGCGAACCTTTCAGGCGACTAGTTCAGCCACTCGTCTTCGTAGGCTTCGAACATGCCGCGCAGCGGGTTCGGCCCGAGCGTGGTGGCGCCGGTATTGCTGTCGATCGGAATGAACTCGTTGGTCGCCAGCGCCAGCGCGTCGGGGTAGAGGCTCGTGCCGCACACCAGCAGGTTCGGCTTGATCCCCATCGGCGTGCCGTTCGGCCGGCGGATGCTGGCCATCGCCGTGCGTGCCGCCGTGATGTTGGCAACACTGAGCGCGCCGAGGCTCATGAACGCGGTCTGCCAAAGGCCGTAGCCGGCGTTGCTGCGGCCATCGACGCCCCACTCGAATTCCTGGTTCCAGAAAACCTGCGGGTCCGTCATCGAGAATTTCGGGATCATCTGGTACGGCCGGCGCATCTGGTAGATGAACGGCCTCCAGGTCTTGCGCGTATCGATCAGGAACCACGGCGAGCCCGAGCCAGCCTGATAGTTCGCGATCGTGCCGGCGCTGCCGTCGGCGTTCGGGTTCGGGTGCGCCGTGTCGAAGAAGTTCTGCCCGTCATAGGTGATCGACGTGTGGCCGTTCTTCATCAGGCTGGCGATCAGCAGGTCCGGCAGCTCGCCGGCCGTCTGGCCCAGCTGCTGCGCGGCCGGACCCAGGATGCCGTAGAGATCGTCCTCCAGCTGCGGCCGCTGCACGCTGATCGTGTTCTCGAACGTCTTGTTGGTGATCTGGAAGACGCTGACCGACAGCGCGTGCACCACGCGATCGCCGAGCCATTCGCGCATCCCGGGCAGCAAGTCAAGGCGCGGATAGATCGTCGCCGCACCGGTGCTGGGGCCCTCGAAGCTGAACTTCTTGTAGCGGCTGTCGGCGGCGGAGAACTGCGTATTGAACGCGAGGCTGACGGCGTCATTGATCGACGCCAGGAACGGAAACGTGATGATCTGCGGCATGGCGCTCTGGTTTCCTTAAGTGCCGCTGACGCGCACGTAGTAGAGACCCTTGTCGATCCCATCCAACGTGCCCATCAGGAGGTTCGCGCCGCTGCCGGAAGACAGCGTCGTGGTATTGTCGTCGGTGGCGTAGACGCTGGCCCCGATGTTCGAGGGCGTCGCGCTCGGCACCTGGAACTGCCAGCGCCCGCGCTCCACCACGACGTAGTCAGGGCTCGCCGAGGCGTTGCCGACGTTGCTGTAGTCCTGCGTCGCGATGCCAACGATCACGACCGAACCGGACGTCTGCACGCGCTGCAGCGTGCCGGCGCTGTTCAGCGCGACGATGCCGCCGCGCCAGATCTGTTCGCCGGCCAGAACCTGGTAGCCATAGGAACCGCCGGCCGGCGGCCCACGGCGATCGACCTTGACGCCTGCGGTCAGTGCCACGTCAGCGTGCTCCCTTGTTGGCGCTGTTGGCCTCTCGGGCCTTGCGCGCGGCTGCGAGTTTCTTCGGGTCGAGGCCCATCGTGGTGGCGATCGCGCTTTCCATTTCGGTGGCGTCGTCGCCGCCGGCGTCGTCGGAATTGCGGTGGCCTGCCGGCATGCCGCCGACATTGATGCTGACCAGCGCGCCGATTTCCCTTTCGACCGCGGCGGCATCGGCGATGTGTCGGGTGATATAATGGTCGCGCAGCGATGCGATCGGCTTGCCGGCCGTGATCGCGCCATCGACGAAGGAGACCGCCTTCTCGCGGGCGCGGTCGGCGCGCACTGTGTTCAGCTCGGTTTCGAGCCGAACCACCTTGCCGGCCAACTCGCCCGTGTTGCCCGCCGCGGCGCGCGCCGTCTGCAACTCGGTCACCAGCACGGTCGGATCGGTCGCGGTAAGGCCGGCGGCGTTCGCGATCGCCGCGATATGCTGCGGCAGCGCGACCTGCGCGGCGCGCGCCTCGCGGGCCGCGTTCAGCACGGCCGCGTCATCGGCGGTCTCCGGCAAGCCGAAGATCGCCCGCAATTCTTTCGGGTCCAACGGGTTCTCCTGTTGTGAGTGCAGCGAATGCAACGCCGCGATGTTGGGCGTATTGTTCAGCGAGGCGCGCAGCACCTGGTTGATTTCGCCGGTGTTGGGATCGCGCGTGAAAACCGGGCTGATGCCGCGATAGGCGCGATCGATCATCAGCTGCTTGCCGCTTTCGTTCCAATCGACGCGGCCCCAGATGGCGCCGTTCCGCTCTTCCATCTCCACGATCCAGCCGCGCGCCGGGCTGGGCAGCCCTTCTGGCGCGGCAAGATCGGTGCTGTGGTTCTCGTCCAGCGGCAGCTTGCCGTCGGCCATGCTGCGCGCGATCACCGCGGCGGAATTCTTGATGATCCACGGCCCGCGGCCGTCCACACCCTTGAACGGACCGGCCGGCACCAGCTCGATCCAGTCGGGCACCTGGCCCGGCTGGCTCACCGGCAATGAGTTGTAATAGCGGACGGTCTGCATGCGGCCGGCACACTGGCCGGGGCCGCGCGCCGGTTTAATGCCCTTAGATAAGGGCAGCGCGCATCCGCCGATCGCGCGCGTCGCCGGGGAGGTTAGGCCCTGGTCGCGCGTTTTGGAAATGGGGGTCTGGGGCCAACGGCCCCATCGGCCGCGGCTGCCCCTAGCGGCGTTGCCGCCGCCAGCCGCCTAACCCCGCTCTTATGGCTCTCATTTGCCTCTCAGAGGCCGGGGCGCAGGGTGGGGGTCGGCGGGCTGGCGCCTTAGTAGACGATGTCGCCTGGAACTGCGCCCTCGCATCCGCGTGACGCGCCGCTCAAAACCACGATCGAGGCGCTCGCATCGTCAGCGGTATCGACGATCACTTTCGTTCCCGGCGCGACGATGCAACTGATCAGCGGCTTGAGCAAATCCACCGGGGCATCTTTCTCGCCCGAGAAGGCGATCTTGATGCCGCGCGCCATGGCGTCGGGATCGGTCCACACAATGATCGTTTTCGCGTCGCCCTTGGCGATCAAATAATGCGCTGTCGAGCCGGGCCTAAGCACCGCTGGCGGTGCCGCTTCTTTCGGCTCGGCCGCAGTGGATTTCGCGGCCGTGCTGGACGGACTGCTTGGATTGTCGTTCAAAACACCGATCAGACTGATGATGGCGGCCAAAACAAGCACGGCGAGGCAACCCTTCGCCGCGTTTTTATTCTGCTCCTTCTTATCGTCCACCACTGACTGCCCGCTCTAGTCGCCGCCCGCGAGGTGGGTAAACCGCTCACCTCTGGCGCCCAATAAGCCGCCCGACAACGTAATCGTAAAACTCGGACGATCGATCCCGTCTACTATCGTCACCGCCCAAAAACCTTTGCGCACCTCACCGCCCACGACGCCAACCCAGGTGCCGAGCTCTCCCCGCCGCTGGTAATGCTGGATCACGCGGTAAAGATCGCGTTGCACTGACGCCAGCACTTCCGGGATCATGAGCTCGCCCCGCACCCAAGATATTACGAGCCCGGCCTCGTCTAGGAAACCGTCCGGCCACGGCGCTCCGCCGGGGGACTTCCCATCCAAGCCGGCGTAGTTGCCAGGAAACTCCAGCGCCATGAACTCATAAACGCCGAGTTTAAGATGATCGCTTGCGGTCATGGAATATCATTCTCCTCTGCTGCCGGCTGGTCAACCCCCGAGTATCTGCCGTGCGCTGTAGCCGGTGATCGCCCGGTTCAGCGCTTCGAACACGTTCTCCAGCGCCTCCCGCTTTTCCTCCGGGCCGAAACCCAGGTAAGGCCGCGCCGGGATCACCACCCGCTGGCAATGGATCCACTTGCCGCCGATCCGGAAACTGAGCTGCTTCGCCTTCACCGGCACGATCACTGCGCCGCCCTGGTGCACGGCCGCATAGATCTTACTGCTGCCCCAGGCGACCGCGTCGCCACCCTCCACTTTGAATTTGAGGCTGCCGAACAGCCCGATGCTGCCGAACCGCGCACCGCGCAGGATGCCTGGCCCCCGCTTGAACTCGGCATAAGTCGGGTTGAGCGCCTTCCAGGGCTGCCCTTCGGGGTCGCGGGCATCCAGGAAGTGCTGCTGGGTCGCCCGCACCATCCCCTGCCCAAGCGCCCACAGCAGCGGCCGTTTGTCGGCGCTGAACCGCGTCAGGTGCTCCAGCGCCCCGCGGAACTGCGCGTCGTCGAACGTCGAGGTGATCTGCGCGCCGGTCACGGCGCAGCGTCGTCCGGCACCACGCCGGCGCCGTCGCAGACCTGGCATTTGGCGGGGACATCCTTCGTCACCGTCACGTGGTCCGCGATCTTCTCACCCCTCCAGAACACCTCCGCCTTGCCGCCGCCGCCGAACTCGCGGGCCGGCAGCTCCGCAGTGTGCTTCCCGCTACCGTTGCAGAGCGGACACTCTTTTTGTTTCACGGCAATTCCTCCATCGGATCACTCTTCACCGGCGCCTGCAGCCAAGCCTTACCTGGATTATAGTCGAACCCCGGATCGATCCCATCAGGCACCTGGTGGTGAGCCCCGGTCTTCTTGTCCACCCAGGTCCTATACTTGATTTCCGGCGTCGCGTCCGGCCCGCTCTTGCCCATGCGGCCCAGTCCGGCCTGGCTGACCGGCCTGACAAAACAGCTGCAGCGCCAGCCGTTCGGCGGATAGTGCGTGTCCCAGAAACCGTCGTCGCAGCGCAGCACGGTGCCATCCAGCGCCAAATGCTGCGGACGCGGCCGGCGGCTGTCGCCGTGGCAATATTCCCAGTAGGGATACATCGCGGTCACGTCCGGATCGGCCATCTGCTGGAACCGTCCGGCCGAGTAGGCGCCGGCCAGGTTGGTTTCGTAAATCACCCGGCTTCGCCAGCCCGCGCTGCCGTGATGCACCCAGCCGTGTTTCTCCACGATCGCATCGAAATCCTTGCGGAATTCGGCGAGCGTGGTGCCCTGGCTGATTGCCTTGTCAACCGCGTCGCGGAAATCCTGCACCAGGTCATCGGTGGCCGCGCCGGCGACCATGAAGCTGCGGCTGTGCGCCTCGCGCCAAACGTCAGTCCACCGCTCGGTTTTCACGTTCCCCTTCTGCCGGAAGAACGCGATCGCCTCCTCGAAGGGCAGATCGATCGCCTTGATATCTTCGCTGCTCATTGAGCCTAGCGGCGCTTAAGCGGGCTCCGGCGCGATCGCGCCGGTGTCGGATTTACGCGCGGCGCATATTTCGCCCTGCTTTGAAGATGCTGCCGCCACTCAAATGCTGCCTGGGGTTCGTCGTCGCCCACGCCCGCCGATCGCTCGCATTCGTTACAGGCGTACCACCAGGTGCGCTCGTGCCCCAAGATGATCGGGTGGCCGCCGCAATGGCAATCAGGCAGCCGCGATGCGTCAGCCAACGGCGTAGACCTTCGCCTCGATCTGCCGCAGCTTTGCCATCTGCTTTTCGGAAAGCGCGAGCTGGCCGCCGTTCAGCAGCATCCGGCCTCGCAGGTCGTCGGTAAAATCCTGTTCCCAGTCGCTCAACCGCGCGCAGCTCTCGCAGTCGCGCAGCAGCTCGGCCAGGTTAAACGGGGCCGCATCGAGCCTAGCGGCGCTTGAGGAAGAGCGCTGCTCGACCTTTCTCCGGTCATTCTCGTATCGGCCGCCCGTCATGCGCCGAGCCTCAGCTGCTCCGATGTGGCAACGAGCGTCGGCGCCGCCTTCAGCTCCGCCAGGTCCCACTGGCAAGCGTACGGCGCGCCCTCGGCGAGCGCCTGCAACATCAGCCGGTTCGCATCGGTTTCGTCAACCGCGTGGCCGTAGAATGCCATTTCGCCATCAACCTCGTGGTCAACCTGAAAGCGGAATGCCGTCATGGTTGTCGCGCCGCGTCGGCCAGCGCGATCGCCGGGTCCACCGGCGCGATCGGCGGATGCGGCATGCACAGATCGGCCACCCAATCTTCCAGCGCCTCTTGCGCCTGCTCGAATTTCGGCCGCCAGGCCGCCTCGCCGATTAGCGCATTGATCAGCGTAAACCCTCGTTCGTGATGCGGATAGACCTCGCCGCCATAGAACGGCCCCACGCCCAGCCGCCACACCTCCATGCTGGCGTACGGCTTGGTCCAGGCGAAGGCGAGCCGCACCTTCCTGGCGGGTTTCCGGCGCGCCATTACCGCGCTCTCCCGATCTCAGCCATCACGCTCGCCTGCCCCACCAGCACGGCCAGCGCCATGCCGCGCGCCATCGCCGCGGCATACTCTTTGTCCGGCAGGTTCAGCGCTTTCAGCCGGCGCTGTAAATCGTGCATGTCCTCGGCGGCGTCGAACACGCCGCGCACCGTGTCGGTCAGCCCGGCCAGCGCGCCGGCCGCGTCGTGCGCCAGCCGCGCGCTCATCACTTCCACCAGCTCATCGGGCACCGCCGCGTGCCGCGTGATCAGCTCCCGCAGCGGCCTAAAACTGTTCGCCTCGGTCTCCGGCGGCGTCACCGCCGGATGCGGGATTTTCGGCGCCACCACCGGCGCCGGCGGCACGCCGCCGACCGTCTCGTCGTCGGGATCGGGCTCGGCGAACCCAAGCATCTCGCGCACCTCGATCGCCTTCACTTTGAGCCCCATGCCGCCCAGATCGGCGACGCCGGCGATCCGCTTCTCCAGCGGCACACCCTCTTCCTGGCCCACCACCAGGCGCGGATACTTTTCTTGTGGCCCAAACGTGAACGCGATCATCGGCTGCACCAGCCGCCGCGTGATCGACACGCTCAGCAGCCGCGCATCGAACCGTTCCACGTCTTGCTCGGCGCCGCGATGCTCTTTCCCCACCGCATGGCCGCCGGCGACAGCATCGGTGCCCGCCGTGCCGCCCAGCACCAGCTTGCTGACTTCGTAATTCAGCCAATCACCGCGCCCTGAATAGAGCTTTTCCGAACCCGCCCGATTGCCGGCCTCGACGAACTCAACCTCCATGCTTTTCGGAATGATCGCCGCCACGTCGCCGGCGATCAAGCTGACCGCCTTCCACAGCACGCTCTTGTCGCCGCGGCTGGCTTCCGGCCCGTACCGCCCGAGCCGGATCGGCATGCCGTAGCCCTGCACGAACAGCGCCCAATCCTTCAGATTGAACGCCTGGAACATCCACATGAAGGCGACCGCGCGCGTCAGCCCGCCGCGCACCGCCTGGCCGGATTTGCTCTTATGATTGTGCAGCAGGAACTTGTGCGGCTGCAGGTCGAGGAAGCCGGCGCCGTCGCGCAACCAGATTGTCTCGCCATCCTCCCAGCTCACTTCGAAAAACCGTTGCGGCCGATACAGCAGCTCCGCCGGCCGCACGCTGCCCGGCTTGCTCTCCCATTTGATTTCGTGGACGGAAAACCCCTTGCCGAGCCCGTCGAGGATATCGAACATCGCCTCGCCGAGCATGTCGTCGTCGAGCCAGTCCTGCACGAAATCGGCGTGCAGTTGCGCGTTCGGATAGTCGCCGGCCTCGACGCGCACCGGCAGCTGGCTCACCTGCCGCTTCCGCTTGCTGAGAACCGCATAATAGTGGGTAAAGAGCTCCTCGATCTCCTCGGCGAGGATCATCCATTGCAGCGTGTTGCCGGTATCGGAAGCGCGGATGATGGCGCCGAGCGTGCCGGGGTCCATGCCGAACGCCAGGTGCCCCGCGAACGGTGGCCGCCCCTCGATCGCCCTGGTGGGATACTGCTCGTGTTCCAGCAGGTCCCGCTCATACGGAAGCCCGTTCTGGTCGAAGATCAACCCGCTTTTTACCTTGGCCATCTAGCGGCGTTCCTTCAGCCGTCCGTTTTTCTGCACCGCCTCAAGCGTCACGCTGCACCCGATATGCACGCCGAGAATAAAACCGAGGTTCACTGCGGCTGTAATCACAAAAACCCCGGCGAGAATATTGAACCCAAGATATGCTGCCAGCAGCGCACACGCGAGGATCCAGACGCACCAGCCGCAGGCTTTCTGGGTAGTCGTCAGCTTCGCCATCACTTCGGCGGCCAATACCAGTCGCCGACCGCGTCGCCCTGTTCGACCTGGTTCAGCGGCCCCGGGCAGCCGAATGGCTGGAACACGGTGACATCAACCAGCGAGGGCGTACGCACCAGCGTCACGACAGCCGGCAAATCCAACCTGTCCTCAAAGATGCTCACGGTGTGAAGGCGCTGCCCCGGCCATGACGCGACTGGCAGCTCCCTGGGCTTAGGAACCGGCGGAGCCGGCGGTGGCGGCACGCCAGCCGGCCGCCCGCGCACCAAAACGATGTCGCCAATCGCCGGAATGCGCGCCGGCTGCGGGTTCTTTGCTATGTCGCTCATAGTGCGTTGATGTCCCCATCATGTTTCGCCAGGCACCCGGGCCGCGCCGCGGCCCGGGCCTTCCAGTGCGTTCGCTTCAGACCGGCGTTGCCGGCACCGCAGGCGCGCCCACCCAGGCGCCGACCGCGCTGGACGCATCCAGCGTGTCGGTTTCGGGCGGGGGCACCGGCGTGCCGGAAATGCCGAAATTCAGCACGATGTCGGGCTGCCCCGCGAGGCTCACCGTCACCGTCACCGCGTCATTGCTTTCGGCCGCCGTATCGATCGGGTAGCAGCCGAAGGCGACCTGGTTGTTGGTCAGCGGCCCGACGACGACCGCGAGCTTTGAAGTATCCGAGCTGGTGATTGTCGGAACAGTCGAACCGTTCGCGATATCGAGCACACCCAGATAACGTGTCGCCAGCGCGGCATTCGCCGCGTTGGTCAGCAGAATTGCAGTTGAACTAGACATCAGGCGGAAAGCTCCATTTTGGTCGAGGATGAAACCGCACACGAGCCGTGTGCGGCGGCGGCGACGCCACCAGCGCAGCGGCTGGTGTGCCGTTTCGAAAGGCGCGCTCATGCCGAGCACGCGGCGGGAACGAGTTTGTCGGGATCACAGGCCGGCCGCAGCCCGGGCGGCAATTGCAGCCGATAGCGCCACGCCAGCCGCATCACATGCGCCCGCTGTTTTTCGCTCAACAGATGCGGCCGCACGCCGCGCAGCCCGCGCAGGAAATCGCGATCGCCGCGGCCGCTATTGGTCACCACGCGCTGCAGCGCCGCCATCACGTTGGCCAGCAGCAGCTGCATTTCCAGATCGATCGTGCCGGTCTCCGGCGAGCCCGGGGGCAGAGCCCTGGGCTCTGCCTCGATCCCATGGCCGATATCGGCCCGCGCGCGCCAGTCGCTCACAGCGCGGCCCCCCGCGGCCGTGGCAGCATGCCGCCGCGCAGCGCCGGAAACAGTCCAGGGGCTCTGCCCCTGGCATCGTCTTCCTCGTCGGCCCGCGCCTGTTCCTCCGCCGTATCGTGCCACCTGGTGGGGCCGCCGGCAGGCGCCTGCGGATGGCTCTCATATTCGTAGAGCTCCACCTCCGCCCGGCTCGCGGCATACGCCAGCGCCAGCGCTACCGCGGCGTCGCCGTGCCGCCCCTGGCCGTCGCTGCCGAGCGTGCGCTCCGGCACCCTGATCACGCCGCGCACGAAGGCCAGCAGCGCCAGATCGTCCATCACGTCGCGATCGCGCGGCAGCTCGATCGTCGCGTCCTCGAAACCCGCCTTCAGCGCCGGCATGTTCTCCCGGTACCAGGGCTCGTTCATCATCACCATTTCGATGCGCGTCTCGCCGTAGCGCTGCATCGCCACCTCGGCGAGATACATGCCGTTGCCGGTCGCATCGAGCTTGCCGGCCCGCAGCAGCCCGCGCTCCTCCAGATAATCCAGGATGTAGAACACCACCTGGCGCTGCTGCTCGAACGGCACGTTGCGCATTTCCACGATCAGCGGAAACCGCCGCACCAGGCTCTTCAAGATCTGCCCGAGCGCGAAAACCGAAAGATCGCTGCGCCGCGCGAAATCGTGCCCGAAACAGCACGGCGTTTTCGGGTCCAGCGCCTTCAGGATCGGGTCGAGGTTTGCCACGCACCAGGCGCGGATTTCCGTCTCGCGCGCGAATTTGCTCCAGTGCACGAAGTCCGGCTTGCAGGTCAGCCGCAGCACCGTCCCGTCGAGCACCATCCGTTTCTCGATCAGCGCCCGCGAAATCGCCGCCCCGCCGCCCTCGCGCGGCACGCAGAACAATTCCTCGTCGGCGTTGTCGCCATATTCGGATATCGTCGTCTCGCGGAA